CGATCGCGACGAGGACCTCGAGCAACGCGTGTGCTGGCTCCGCGATCGCTGCAAAGACACCCAACGCGACCGCGTCCAACTCTACGACATGCGGGAGCGCTATTTTCTGTTTGGCACCGGCGCTCTGCAGTCACAGGTCCGCTACAACCGCATCGAATCGCACCTCGATCTCGTCGCCTCGTTCCTCTACGCGCCCGACAACGCATTTTTCACAATTTCGGCGGCGCGCAACGCCACCGACGAGGCAATCCACCAGGCGGTCGCGCTGCAAGACGAATTCAACGACGATTTCCGCGAAAACGGCACCTCCGACGCCTTCGCCGAAGCCATTCCATGGTCGCTCTGCTACGACACCATGCTGCTCAAGCTAGGATGGAACGACATCAGCTGCGAGCAGACGGTCCACATGGTTTCGCCGCATCAATTCGGCGTTTTTCGCGAGGATCTGCGCGAGCTCGACGAGCAGGAGGTGTTTACTCACACTTACGCGCTCGAATACCACGAAGCGGTGATGCGGGTGATGCGGGCCGGCCGCGAAAGCGAAATCCCGCGGCTGAAAGTGATCAATCAACCGTTCACGTCGCCATTTCCCGAAATGCTGACGCGGATGATCATCGCCGGCACCGGCGGACAATCCCTACAGGGCAACATTTTCGGGCAGATCAATCCCGACTACGTCGGCCAGGCTACCTATCAGCCGAAAACCCAGCATCCGATGGTGATGATGGATGACGTCTATGTGTGGGACGACGAGTGCCAGGATTATCGCATCTTCGTGGTCGCGGATCCCGATATCCTGATCGGCGATTCACGCCGCATCGTTCAAGCGATGCTGCAGTCGGATATTTTCAAGTCGCGTTTGGAAAAACGCAGCAAGCTGATCACGCGCCGGCGCCGCGGCCGCGCTCGTGACGGACAGCTGCGGGTCCCCGATCCCGACGAAAAGCGCGAACCCGGCAAAGTCTCGCCGTGCAACCTGTTCATGCCGGGCGAACATCCGTTCGTGAAAATTCAGCCGATCAAAAAATACAATTATTTCTGGGGCAAGGCGCACATCGACTCGCTGATGTCGCTGCAAGACTGGATGAATGAACGATTCGAACAGGTGGATGACTTGCTCGAGCGCCAGGCCTATCCGCCGCGCGTGGCGATCGGCATGAGCGGGCTGGGTGACGAGAAGTTCGAAGCATCGGGCTCGGCCGATGCCTTCATCTACGAGCAAATGCCCAACGCAAAAATCGAAGAGCTGGTGCCGAAAGTCCCCGAAGACATAATGCTCGAGCTCCGCGAGATCGGCGCGTTTTTTCTCGAGGCCTCCGGCTTGACGGAAGTGATCAGCGGCAAAGGCGATCAGGGGGTGCGCTCGAAAGGTCACGCCCAGCAACTGCAACAGACCGGCTCGGGACGCATCAAGAGGACCGCGCTGTCGCTCGAGGCGCCGCTCGTGCGGATCGGCGATCTCGGCGTCAAGTTGAAGATGCTTAACGATCCCGAGATGATCGTGCCGGAACCGATCGAGGACCCGCAGGGCAAGGAAATCGCCGAGCCGTTCCTGGCCTACCAATTGGCGACGCCCTACAAGCTTCGCATTTCGGGGCATGGCTTCTCGCCGCTGTTCGTCAATGAATCGCGTGAGCTCGCCTTGCTCTTGAAGCGCGCCGGCGCGATCGACAACGAAATGCTGACGCGGATGCTGCAGCCCCCAAACATGGACGCGATCATTCACGCGCAGAAAGTCGCGCAGCGCAAAGAGCGGCAAATGATCATGTCGCTGCCGCCCGAGCAGCGCATGCAGGTGCTGACCGGCGGCAAGGCCGCGGCGGCGGGAGGGCGAAAGCGATGAACGAGCGACGCATCTTGCAGCAAATGGCCGGCATCCGCGACGCACCGTCAGACCGCGCGCAGCGACGACAGCACCGCCTCGCCGTCAAAATGCAGCGGCGATCCGAGCAAAACGTCAAGCTGATTGAACAAATCATGCAGCGCGAACAAGCGACGCCGGGCTTTCGCATGATGCCGTTTGCCAACCTCGGCAAGAAGTAGTGCCTGACCCACTGTCCGCCGATACGCTGCTGTCGCCCGGTCAACTCGACCAGTACGGCGACGAGCTCGAGCGCCTGGTGCCCGGGCCGCCGCAACGTCCCTCACGGATGAGCGTGATTGCCGACCAGGCGCGGCGCGCCGGCGACGCGCTGCGCGAATACTTCATGCCGGCGCAATCGATGCGCCACGCCGACACCCCGGAATTGCGCGCCGCCTACGACAAGGCGCTGGCGCAGGCGCACGCCGCCGGCGGCGGCAAGCTGCCCGATCTGCCGGGCTCGCCGCTGTTCTCGCACCAGCAAGGCCTGGCGCTCGATCTCGCCAGCAACCTCGGCGCCAAAGGCCTCGGCGCGCTCGGCATCGGCGTCAAAGGCCTCGGCGCCCTCAAGACGCTCGGCCTGATCGGCGGAGGCCTGCACCCCGAATGGATCTCGCAACGCCTGCCGACCGCAGCCAGCGCGTTCGAAGACCCGCTGTCGAGCGAGCTCCTGATCAATCCCGAGGCGATGCGGGCGACGCCGAAGACGCCGCAAGCCAAACAGACGCTGTGGGATCGCAACGTCGGGCTGACGCGTGAGTATCCGAACCTGTCGCCGCAAGAAAAAGCAGCGGCGACCACCGACGAGCTGGCGGAAAACTTCATCAACCACGCCGTCGACAACATCAAGTTCCTGCACAGTCAGGTCGCGCCCGACGTGCTGCCGCGCTCAAAAAAATGGTATGAGGGCGCCAACCGCATCGCCCAAGCCGCCTCCAAATATTTCAAGGTACCACTGCAAACGGCGTCGGCCGTCTATGCGGCGCTGTCGCCGCGCAAGGATTGGTTTCAAAACGTTTCGGCCGGCGATCGCCTGATGTACATCTGGCGCAATCATCAGAACACCGCGCTGTCGCCGCAGATGCTGCAAAAGGCGATCGGCACGCCCGAGGCGCCGGGCTTTTATGCCGATCGCGAAACTTTCGGCGCCGCGATGGGGCGCATCGCCAAAGCCAAGACCTTCGCCAATCTCGAGGACTCGATCGACAAGGCGATGTGGGTGCGGATGTATGACGAAGCGCACCACGATCCCGGCTACCCGGTGATCTCGCCGGAGGGACAGCGCCTCGGCGCCGCGTTGCGCAAAGACAAGCAAGCGCGAGTGCTGGTGTGGCCGTCACGGGAGGCGATCGCTAAAGGGATCGAGGCGCTCGAATCCGGCGGCGATCGCGGCGTCATCAGCCGGCTCGCCGGATTCAAGCACAAAGTGCGAAATTTCTACAACAACATCCTCGACCCGTTCTCGCCAAAGGGCGACGTGACGATCGACACCCACGCGGTCGCCGCCGCACTGTTGCGGCCGCTGGGCCTGAGTGCACGCGAAGTCAAACACAACTTCGGTGACATGGCGGCCGAATCCGACATCACCGGGGTGCGCGGCCTCTATGGCCTCTACGCAGAAGCGTATAGACGCGCCGCCAAAGACCTTGGTATGTCTCCGAGGGAGCTGCAATCGGTCGCCTGGGAAGCCGTGCGCGGATTGTTCCCCGACGACTTCAAGAGCGAGAAAAATATCAAATACATCGATGCGCTGTGGCGTTCGCGCGAGCAGGGCGTACCGATCGAGCAAGTCAGGAAACAGATCTTTGATTACGCCAAAGGCATCGATCGCCCCGACTGGTACGGATACCCCGCCGACGCCGGCGTCACCCCCGAGCAATTCTATGTCACCCTCCCCGCCGGGCAGTGACAATTTGCTGGTGCAGTACATGATCAAGTACGGCATTCCGGTGACGCGCGAGAATTACATCAAACAGAACTGGTCGCCGGTGCCCGACTGGGATGCCGAGCTCGAGAGCGAGTTGCCTGAGTTCCTGCAAGATTGGTCGCGCTTTGGACACACGCCCGCCGGCCGATGACGCGACGCGCTTCCGCCTCGAAACAACCTCGGCGGTCGCACCGTTCCCGCGCGTCAAATACCTGACGTTCGTTTCCAAGCTCAAAGTGCAATCGAAAGACTACGGCCTGGTGCCGTTCCGGCTGCTCGGCTCACAGATGTACATGCTCGACCAGCTGTGCGCCGGCCTCGACGAAGGCATCACCGAATATCTGTTTTTGAAAAATCGGCAGTGCGGTAGCACCACGTTTTGCATCTCGCTCGACACCTTCTGGGCGTTCGAGCACAAAGGCCTGCTGGGCACATTCGTGTTGCATAAGGAAGAGGCCAGAGATGACTGGCGGTCGACCATCGAGGTGTTCTATCACGAGATTCCGAAAAAGGTAACGATCGGCGGACGCGCGGTCAAATTCAAGCCGAACGTGCTGCACCACAATCGCAATATATTATCGTTCGATAATGGCTCGCGGTTTCGCTACCTGATCGCCGGCACCTCGGAAAACCGCAAAGGCGGACTGGGCCGCTCCGGCGCCACCAACTACACGCACATGACCGAGGCGGCGTTCTATGGCTCGCCGGATGATGTGTTCGCGTTCGAGAGCTCGACGTCATCGATCTATCCGCACCGCTTGTTCATTCAAGAGACAACGGCCAACGGATTCAATTGGTGGCAACAGCTGTGGGAAGAGGCGCAGTCGTCACCGACCAAGCGCTGCGTATTCATTGGCTGGTGGCGCGACGAGCGCAATGCCTTCTCGCAAGACCATCCGTTCTACCAATATTTCGGCAAGGACGCGGTGTCGCGGCTCGAGCGTGAGCGGATCCGCGCGGTGCGCGATCAGTACAACGTCGAGATCACCCGCGAACAGCTCGCCTGGTATCGCTGGCACCTGAGCGAAAAAAAATCCGGCGACCAGGCGCTGCAAGATCAGGAAAACCCATGGACCGCCGACGATGCGTTC